GCACAACGCCTCAATGAGCAAAAGAAGCTTCAACTATTTGAACGATTTATACAAAGTATATCTAAAGTTTAACTTTTTATAAATAAGAAATATTAAATTAAATTTAATAGGAGTTATAACAATGTCTGAAGAAAATCAAGTTGAAGTTGAAGAGACAGTAGATGTTGTTGAAGAAGAGACGAATCTCGACGAAGCTTCAGCAGCAGCTGCTACTCTTAAGGCTTCCGCTTCTAAGTCACAGATGCTTTCTGATCTGATGAATAAAGTTGCCGGAATGTCAAAACAAGACCTGTCTTCTTTCCTCGACAAGACACTTGCTCAAGTCGGTAAAGAAGCAGATTCAGTATCTGATACGTCAGGTAAAAACAAATCTTCTGTAAGCAACTCTGGCGCTGGTGTTCCTTCACCACGTGTTGCAGTTCCTGCTAAAGCAGTTAAAGAAGACATGGACGAGCTTTTTGGTGAACAAGATCTTTCCGAAGAATTTGTCACTAAAGCTACTACAATCTTTGAAGCTGCTATTAATAATCGCGTAACTCTTGAAGTTGCTCGTTTAGAAGAAGAATTCGAAGCTAAATTAGAAGAGCAAGTAAGCACTTCCATTGAAGAACTTCATGAGCAAGTAAACCAGTATATGGATTACGTTGTTGAGAAGTGGATGGAAGAAAATCAAGTTGCTCTTGAAAACAATTTCCGTGTTGAAGCAACTGAAAACTTTATTGAAGGTCTTAAGAATCTGTTTGCAGAATCTTATGTTGAAGTACCTGAAGATAAAGTTGATTTAATTGATGATTTAGTTGCTCATGCAGCTGAATTAGAAGAAGCTCTTGAAATCGCTGAAGCGCGTAATCTTGAGCTGAGTAATTTGATTAACGAAGCAACAGTTGAAGCTACTTTCGATGATGTCACCGAAGGTTTAGTTCAAACACAAGTTGAAAAGCTTCGTTCACTGGCAGAAGGTATTGAATACTCATCTGCTGAAGAGTATGGAGAGAAGTTGAAGATCATTAAGGAACAGTATTTCACTGAGTCTAAGAAAGAGGAAGGATCTACTGGTCTAATTAATGAAGAAGTTTCTGTTGGTTCAAATGATGTTGAAGAAGATGAAGGTGTTCGTGTTTCTCCTGAAATGCAACATTACTTCGATGGCATCCGTCGTTCAACCAGAAAATAACTTTTTTATAAATAGATAAGTATATCCAAAATAATAATAGGAGTAACACTACTATGAATTTAAATGAACAAATTCAAAATAAGTGGGCACCAGTGATTTCACACCCGGATCTTCCAGAAATCACCGATGCACACCGCCGCAATGTAACGGCGATGGTTCTTGAGAACACCGAAAAAGCACTCCGCGAGTCTGCTGCTATTGGTGCTCATCAAATGTTGACAGAAGAGCCAACCAACTCAATTACTGCACAAGGTATGGGTTCTGGTTCAACTGGTCCTATTCAAGGCTTTGATCCAATTCTGATCAGTCTTGTTCGTCGTGCAATGCCTAATCTGATGGCCTATGACGTTTGTGGCGTTCAGCCAATGTCTGGTCCAACGGGTTTGATCTTTGCAATGCGTTCACAATATGCTGCTAACACTGCTGATCCAGCAGATCGTGCATCTTGGGAAGAAGCATTCTATGACGAAGCTGATACGAATTTCTCTGGTGCTGATACCCCAGCAGCCGGTGCTAATTCAGAAGGTCAACCAGGCCAGCGTCTTGCTACTGCTGATGCTGAGAATCTTGGTACAAATGCAGATGCTAACACCACTTTTGGTGAAATGGCATTCACCATTGACAAAGTAACTGTTACTGCTGGAACACGTGCTCTGAAAGCTGATTACAGCTTAGAATTGGCGCAGGATCTGAAAGCAGTTCACGGCTTGGACGCTGAAGCAGAATTGAGCAACATTCTTGCTGCTGAAATTCTTGCTGAAATCAACCGCGAAGTTGTTCGTACAGTTAACTGGTCAGCTGTTCCTGGTTCACAGAATAGTACAACAGCAGTTGCTGGTACATTTAACCTTGACGTTGATGCTTCTGGCCGTTGGTCAGTTGAGAAGTTCAAGGGTCTGATGTTCCACATTGAGCGTGAAGCTAACAAGGTTGCTAAAGATACACGTCGTGGTAAGGCAAATATCATCATCTGTTCTTCAGATGTTGCTTCTGCTCTTCAAATGGCTGGTGTTCTTGATTACACCCCTGCGCTTAATAGCAACAGCTTGGCGGTAGACGATACCGGTAACACCTTTGCTGGTGTGTTGAATGGTCGCTTCCGTGTTTATATTGATCCATATGCTACAACCAACTATATGAACATTGGTTACAAGGGTGCAGGCGCGTTTGACGCTGGCTTGTTCTACTGCCCATATGTTCCTCTGCAAATGGTTCGCGCAGTTGATCAAAATACCTTCCAACCAAAAATTGGATTTAAGACACGTTACGGTATGGTTGCTAACCCATTCGCTCGCAGCGAAGTTGGTACACCAGGTTCTTCTACCGGCGCTATTGCTGCTAACACGAACCGTTACTACCGTCGTTCTACGGTATCTAACCTGCTC